GGATGCAGCCCAGCTGCGTCCTATTCTTGATGTTCTTAAAGCGCTTGTGCGTCCGAGGTAATTCTATGAAAAAGGTTTTTGTTCGTGATCCGTACAATTATGACGTTGATAAAGTTTCTAATGAAACTGGTCTTCGTTGTGATGATCCTTCTTTGACTCAACAGCAGTTTAAAGAGGAAGCAGACATTAATACGATTGTTGATCGTTTTTTGAAGTCTGGTGTGCTTCCTACTGCTGTTAACATGCCTCAATATGTTGACTATGAAGGTGTGTTTGATTTTCAATCAGCTATGAATGTTGTTCGCCAGGCTGATGATAACTTTATGCGTTTGGATGCTAAAGTACGTGCGCGATTTAACAATTCGCCACAAGCGTTTTTGGAGTTTTTTGCAAACCCTGAAAACGCAGAGGAAGCCGTCCGTTTGGGACTGGCTATTCCCAAAGCTACCTCATCTGTCGCGCAAGCGACAGATGAGGCCACGCCGTCTGAGGCGGAATGAAGTAATATGGGCACAGTGCGTTACTTGATGTAACTGTGCCCATTGACACCAATTCTTAAGGAGAAATTCAATGAAACCGCTATCCCGTAAGCCCGTAAGTAAGCATGCTTCTGTTGCGCATTTTCGTCACAATGTAGGCCGTACCCAGGTTGCCAACCTAGCGGCTGCTCCTATGCGTGGTGGAATTCGCCTCTAAGGTATTGTGTGTACTGCCCTTTGGTCACATCCTACCCATGGCTCCCTCAAGTGTGGTCAATGCGTGGAATGTCGGCTAGCTTACTCCAGGGAGTGGGCTATTCGGATCACCCACGAACAGATGATGCACGAGAAATCCTGTATGCTGAACCTCACGTATGATGATGCTCACTTACCTGAACATGGCCAGCTGTGGAAGGATGACCTCCAGAGATTTTTTAAGCGTCTTCGCAAGAAGTTCAAATTTCGCTATGTAGCAAGTGGTGAGTATGGAGAAAAAACCCGACGTCCTCACTTTCATATTGCGTTGTTTGGAGTGGACTTTAGTGATGATCGTAAGCTTTTTGGTAGTGCTGCTGGTGGTGACCGGACTTACATTTCTGATTCAGTTGCTGAGCATTGGAAATACGGCAACCACCTCATCGGAACTCTCAATTTTGAGAGTGCTGCCTATATCGCTCGGTATATCATGAAAAAACTCAAAGGGCCTAACGTATCTCCTGTGCCTCTGGCACACCTCGAAGGAGGTGAGATCGTTCTTCCAAACCCTGAATTCATGTTAATGAGTAAGGGTATTGGTAAAGGATGGTTTAAGGATTATTTTATGTCTGACGTGTTTCCTACTGGTTCTGTTGTGACTTCTCAAGGGTCACGCGCTCCAGTTCCCCGTTATTACAAAAGTTTGTTAAAGGAGGTAGGTCATGATTTAGCTTTAGAAATGCAATTTCGTTCTTCGGTGAGAGCCGATATGGATCTAGAACGAGATATGTATGAAAACCAACCGATCCGCAAAATAGCGAGGCAAAAGGTAGTTGACTCTCGCTTATCTCAATCAAAACGAACACTTTAAAGGTCATTTATGCTGCAATTTGTAGTTTCTGTTCAGGACCGCGCTTCAGGCGTTTTTATGCGTCCTTTTTTTGTTCCTCATCGTAATATCGCTATTCGCGATTTTACTGACGAGGTTAACCGTAAAGCTGATGACAATCAGCTGTCTAAGCATCCTGACGATTTTGATTTGTATTTGTTGGGCCAGTTTGACGATAATACCGGAGTGTTTACGTCTGAAGGTGGCCCTGTAGTCCTGGTTCGTGCTAAGGACGTTTTTAATTCAGCAGTTGCCGTTGCCTGACCCTTGCACCCCTTCGGGGGTGCTTTTTTTTAACTTTTGGAGTTAATTGATGTTTCATAACCAGTCTGCTTCATCGCATAATTTTGCGATGGTCCCTGCTGCGGATATTCCGCGTTCTCGTTTTCAGATGCAAAAGACATTGAAAACTTCATTTGATTCAGGCTATCTTGTGCCTATTATGTGTGAGGAGGTACTGCCTGGTGATACTTTCAATGTTAATGCGACACTTTTCGGTCGCCTGGCAACCCCCCTTTTTCCGGTTATGGATAATCTCCATATCGACACGCAATTCTTCTTTGTACCTAATCGTTTGGTCTGGTCGAATTGGGTTAAGTTTATGGGGCAACAAGATAACCCTTCCGATAGCATTTCTTACTCTGTACCGCAACAAGTTTCCCCAGCTGGAGGTTATGCAGTTGGATCGTTGCAAGACTATCTTGGGTTGCCTACTGTCGGACAGGTGGGCGCTGGTAATACGGTCTCACATTCTGCGTTGCCTGTTAGAGCCTGCAATTTGATTTATAACCAGTGGTATCGTGATGAAAATTTGCAGAATTCCGTTCCTGTCGACATGGGTGATGGCCCTGACGCTACTCCTTCTACTCGCTATGTTTTGATGCGTCGTGGTAAGCGTCATGATTATTTTACTTCTGCATTGCCTTGGCCTCAGAAGGGTTCTTCTGTTTCTTTGCCGTTAGGAAGTTCTGCGCCTGTTATTCCTAATGCTCGAGGTTATCCAGGTTATCTGACTTATAATCAAGGTTCTTATAATCGTTTTTATTTACCTTCTGGTTCTGGTACTGTTAGTTCTACAACTGTTGGTTCCGGATCTAATGATTATTTGGTATGGGAACCAGGTGTTGATGCTACTGGTAATGCATATACTGGTTTAAAGGCTGATCTTTCACAAGCTACAGCAGCAACTATTAATCAGTTGCGTCAGTCTTTTCAGATTCAGAAGTTGCTTGAGCGTGATGCCAGAGGTGGTACTCGTTATACTGAGATCATTCGTGCTCATTTTGGTGTTTTGAGTCCTGACGCACGTTTGCAACGTCCTGAGTATTTGGGTGGTGGTTCTTCTTTGATTAATATTACCCCTGTACCTCAGACTTCTGCTACTGGTGTCTCTGGTTCATCTACACCTATTGGTAATTTGGCTTCTTATGGAACTTTCCTTCATCAAGGTCATGGTTTCACTTATTCTGCTGTTGAGCACGGTCATATCATTGGTTTTGTTTCTGTCCGGGCTGATTTAACTTACCAGCAAGGTTTGCGTAAGTTGTGGTCACGTAGCACTCGCTATGATTATTATTTCCCTGCTTTTGCTATGCTTGGTGAGCAAGCTATTTTGAACAAGGAGATTTATTGTGATGGATCTGCGAACGACGGAAATGTATTTGGATATCAGGAGCGATGGGCGGAACTTCGTTACAACCCTTCCCAGATCACCGGTCTATTTAGGTCTACTTCCGCGGGTACTATTGACGCTTGGCATTATTCTCAAAAATTTACTTCGCTCCCTACGCTTAACAGTACGTTTATTCAGGATAATCCTCCTCTTGCGCGTAACCTTGCTGTCGGTACTGCTGCTAATGGTCAGCAGTTATTGCTTGACGCATTTTTTAATATAACTGCAGCTCGTCCGTTGCCGATGTATTCTGTGCCTGGTCTTATTGATCACTTTTAATTATGGATTTGTTTCCTGCACTTACATCAGCTGCTGGTTACGCTTTGGGAGGGCCTACGGGCGCTCTCATTGGCGCTCAGATAGGCGGTGGTATTTCTGCAAACGAGGCTCGTGCCGATGTTGCTGATCAGGCTAATGTTTTTTCAGCTTCTCAATATGCGTCTCGTTATCAAACGCAAGTAAAGGATATGCAGGCTGCAGGCCTTAATCCTATGCTGGCTTATATGCAATCTCCCGGGTCTTCTCCTACTGGCCAGCAGTATCAAGTTTCTAATCCTTATGAGGGATTAGGCCAAACTTACTCTTCTGCTTTTAACGTAGAGCGTACTGGTAGAAACATTGAAGCTGATACTGAGTTGAAAGGAACTCAGGCTAAGTTAAACGAAGCTCAAATTGAGCAAGTTAATGAATCTGTTAAAAAGATTGGTGCCGAAATTCGTAATTTAGACACTGATAATGATCGTTTGAAAGCGCTTATTGATAATTTGCGTGAAGAACGTCAAAATCTTATTAAGCAGAATTGGAACTTGACTGAACAAGGCAATATGCTTCGTGCTACTGTTGAAAAACTTACTGCTGAAGT